GCAGCTATTGTTTCAGAACTTGCTTGTGTTGATAAAGTAATTTCTTTTGACGATTCAGATGGAAGCGCGATACATTGCTTAGAACAGGTTAAACTTTTATATCCTTCAGATACTATTATATTTGTAAATGGTGGTGATAGAACATCAGACAACATCCCTGAGATGGCAGTAGAAGGTATTGAGTTCGAGTTTGGAATTGGTGGAGAAGACAAAAGAAATTCATCAAGTTGGATATTAAAAGAATGGTCTCAACCTACGACTCAACGTAAATGGGGAACATATAAGATCTTAGATACCAATGGACAATGGAGAGTTAAAGAATTAAGTTTTGATGTTGGTCAATCATTAAGTGACCAAAGACATTTTCATAGATCTGAACATTGGCATATTGTAAGTGGTTCTGTTTTAATGGAACTTGATAGAGATGATGGCATGCCAGGATCAAAGCATACTAAAATTTATCACGCAGGTATGAGTGTTGACATTCCAAAAGAAACATGGCATAGAGCAACTAATGTTGGTAAAGAATCAGCAAAAGTAATCGAAGTATGGCTTGGAGATAAACTCGAAGAATCTGATATTGAAAGAAGAGACTGAGTATAAATAAACTATATAACATTTAAACGCTAATAGTCGGAGGACGAAGATGGCGATAAAGCTAGCTGGCACTACTGTAATTGATAATTCTGTCGTCATTGGTACACTTGATGGCAATGAGTCATTCTTTGACAATGTCAATTTTACAAACTTTCATCCTGATGTACAAACAATTCCTGCGAACGGTCAAGTAGCAATCGGAGATAGTGATTCTGGAAGCGCTTCTAACCAAGGCTATTCTGTATTTACTTTTGCCATGACTCAAAACTTACAGTTTACTTTTAATCCATCTGGATCTTTTTCTTCTGGACACTTTGGTAGTCATTTTACTATATACTTAGATCGTGGTGCTTCTGGGTATACTCCAACTTTTGCTGCTCAATTTGCGTTTACAACAACGCCTAGTTGGTCAGGAGACAGGTATTGGACAATCAGCGGTGTAATATGGCCTGACGGCGTCGCAAGATGTACCGCCGTACCTTTTGATGCAGTTAGTACTCCATCATCCTCATTTAGTAATTTTTTAGAAGGTCTTGGCCAACAGTGGGATAACACAAACAGTTCTTATGGATCAGGTACGCCTTGGGCAGCAGCTTCTATATCCTTTAATCATGACGCGGCAAACAATAGAGTTACAGTAGTTCACGGAACTGGTAATTCAAGAGTTGGAACTACTCAATATACTACATATGCAAACTATACAGGACTTACTGGAATAACATCAGTTGAAGTTCAGTATAATCCAGGCACTCAAACCTGTTCGGGGTCCAATTGTGGATCTAACTCAGGACAAAGCTACGGGCCGTTACCAACTGACGACGGCAAGGCAGCAGGAACTTATTATAGTTGTGCTTCTTCTACCGTGTTCTTTGGTTGGACTGCCGAGGCAGATAGTAACTCAGGATCTGATAGTATTACGACAGCATCGTTTAACTCGTCTGACCCAGATCTTAGAATTAAAATTGTATGTAACGAAGGAACTTTTTATTCAACAGCTGATGTTGGTTCATTGCAGTTATTTGTTAACTTTGGACCAAATGCAGGCTTCGGCGGAGGAGGTCTTTAATGGCAATTAAAATAACAGGAACTTCGGTAATAGATAGATCCACAAGCGCACCTTTAGCAGGGATGCGGTTTAAAAATCTTACTGGAGTAGAAGGTGAATACGATAATGTCCAACCAAAATACTCAACACAAACGATTGGGACAGGTAATTTAACGCCCTCCATGGCAGATGAACATCAAGAGTTTTTAACACTGAATGGTTCTAATGTAATCATACAAGGAATATCTGGTACTACAGGTGGTGATCAATTTACATATTTTGTTGACGGTTCTAACCAATTACATGATTTATCATTTGTATCTGGTGGTAGTATAACTTGGCTTTTTGAAAATGATTCAGAACCTGATTGGACAACCGCAAGATATTGGACCATCGTTATAACATCTTGGGACGCGTCTGTACATTCAGTCACAGCGACAAGTTGGGGAGCATAAGAAATGGCTTTAACAGGATTATTTAAATCATCAAAAGTTGAAAGAGAAGACGCAGATGGTAACGTGTGGGAAGAATGGATTCAATATCCAGAACACGATAATGAAGAAGATAATTTAGCCGAGCTGCTTGAAGCTATTAACAGGTTAAATGGAGATTAAGAATGTCGATTAAAATAGCTGGAACAGTTGTAATTAACAATGATAGAGAATTAAAAGAAATTACTGGAAATGTAGGAAGAATTAAAACTAATAATTCTGGTTATGGAATTAGTTCAACTACTGATAATATAAATTTTTCAACTCCGATGATGAATTGTATATTAGGTGGTGATACCACTTTTACTGAAACTTCTGTACTAGTTGGAAATTCTGCACAGATGTTATTAGACCTTAGTACAAATAATCATACACCAACGTTTTCATCAAATGTTAGTTGGGCAGACGGAACAACTCCAACATGGTCAGGTTATCAAAGATGGCACATATGTTTTACTGTAATAGCCGCAGACGAAATTAGAGCAGTTGCTTTTGGATATACTGCTGCTAGTGGTGGTACTCCTCTGGGTTGGCCTGGAGCTACTACAATTACTGCTAGAGAAGGTGGAACTAATCTTACTGGAGTATCAGACAAGCACGTAAGTTTGAGTTATGGAGTACAAGATCCGGTCACCTCTACTTCAAGTTGTACTGTAGCTTTTTATAGAAGATCTGTTAATGGCTCAGAAATATTCTTTACTCCAACTGGTACAGGCGGAGCTACTAACGGATATTATACTCAAAGCTCAGGTGCATTTGTATCAAGAACATCTGGTCAGACAACCGAAATATGGGAAGAAAACTCAGTATCACCGGACTCAACTCGATGTGTTATTAAATCAACAAGTGGAACTATTATATCAGATACAGGATATGTTGCGTCGGCCTCAGTTGGAACAGGTGCATCAGCGTCTGTATCCACTACTGCATCAACGACTTCTTCAATGGGAACAAACACAAGTAATAGTACAACTACAAGACTTCTTGAATGTTGGGCTCGAAAGTCAGGATACGAAGATACTAAAGTAGCTACCTGGAGATTTGAGGCTAGTGCACAGGCATCAGGATCTGGATGTTTCCTTGGATCAGCCAACTTATATAGGTGGAATGTTGATACCAATACTGTTAACATTATGACGTTAGATTCAGCTTACAGCCAATGGTCAAGTAAAGAAGATGGTGAAGTTCATTATGTTATTGGAAAAGACGGTTTGCATAAAGAAATTACAGGGTTCAGAACTTTCCCATTACAAGATACTTTTTACGCTATAAACGGAAGTGATGCTTTTGTTTCAAGTACTCACCCATTCTTAACAACTGACGGGTGGAAATGTCCTGGAGAAGATACTGATAGCCCAGATTATCCAGACCTCGATTTAACACAGCTTGCAGTAGGAGATATATTAAAGAAATATAATTCTGAAACAAATGAATATTATGACGAAGAAGTAACATCGATTATTAGAGGACCAGAAAAAGTTAGAGATGTATATTCGCTTAGTGTTGGCGGAGACGATACATATATTGTTGATGGACACATTGTTCATAATAAGTAAAGGAAATAAGAAATGACAAGTCATACATTTAATACCGTAGCAGGAACAACCGCAACTGGTGGAACTGGCGGTGGCGCGGCAGGTGTTACTAGTAATGTAGTAACAGACCTCGTAGCAGATCAAAGTGAAGGTAGTGGGTTTGTTCATAACCAAGTTTGTAATGGTGGCAGCTCAGCCAACGCTGACACAATAATGGGTTTACAATATACAGCGTCAAGTTCGACGTTACGTTTAATAGCCACTGATGATAGTTTAGCTACAGGAACTGGCAGTGGTGCAACACGTTTTGACTATGCATATGCAAGAGGACCTAATTCTACAAGTAACGCGCAAACAACATATAACGACCAGACTGGTGGAAGTAATGGTCCACAAGGTACGTCGGGTTCTTACGAATGGCTAGAAACACAATATACTGATGGGGAAGGATTTACAGAAACAAGAATAGACGTTAGATGGAATAGTGTATTCGTATTTCAAGCTATGATATATGTCGGCCAAGGTTCAGTTACTGGTAGTGACGGATTAACATATACAAAAGGTTCTCAGTTTAACACATCTGGATCTGAAACGCGCTACCAACTAACACAATCGGACCCAGGAAAATCTATGTAAGTGAATCAAACGACAAGTGGGGCTATTACAGGTATAAGAATGAAAGTTACTGTTAATAACGTTAATAATGCGTCCGGAAATATTGCACCTCTACGAAGCTTAACTAATACTGCTGGCGGTAATCATTCTCTTACAGCAACCGGAACTTTTGATAGTGGATGGTTAACAAGTAATATGTCTACTGGATTAAATATAGTAGTAAGGCATCTGCCAAATATTGCCGGAAGTTCGTCTGGTAATTGTACTTACCTATTCCAAGCAAGTGTAGAATTATGGGCAAGAGCATCTGGTGTAAGTGATACGAAAGTAAAAGATTTCTTAATGAGCGCGAGCACAATTATAGCTTTATAATATAGATAAATAATAAAAAATAATAGAGTAAATTAAAATGGCACAACCAACAACAAGAGAACAATTCAAAAGCTGGGTACTCCGTAAGCTAGGTGCTCCTGTGATTGATATTAATGTGTCGGACGAACAGATTGATGACCGTCTTGATGAAGCTATAGATTTCTGGAGAGATTATCATTATAACGGAAGTCAACTTGTTTATATGAAACATCAGATTACTCAAGAGAATAAAGATAACGGTTATATAGAACTACCTACAACAATACTTGGTATTTCAGGTATCTTTAATATGCAATCAAGTATTTCTACAGGTGGTGGAATCTTTAATGTTCAGTATCAATTTTTTTTAAATAATCTTGAAGATATTACTGGATATAACATTACAAATTATTATATGTCAATGCAGCATTTAGAATTCTTACAAGAAATGCTTGTTGGCAAACCAATGATTCGTTACAATAAACACATAAACAGATTACATATAGATTCAGGGGTTGACTCAATGCCTGTTGGTGAATACATTATTATAGAAGCATATGATGTAATTGATGCAGATACTTATTCTGATGTATGGGGTGATCGTTGGTTACAAAACTATGCCGCTGCTTTAATTAAAGAACAGTGGGGATCAAACCTAACTAAGTTTACAGGTATGCAACTTGTAGGCGGTGTATCATTCAACGGAGAACAAATACTATCTGATGCCAAAGAAGAAAGGCGCTTAATGGAAGAAGAAGCCATTGAGAATTTACAACCTCTTCAGTATAATTATATCGGATAAGTAATGGCTACGAATACATTCTTTAATAATTACTCTCAAGTTCAAGAGCAGTCTTTAATTGATGATTTGGTAATAGAATCTATCAAGCAATATGGTGTTGACGTTATATACATCAGTAGAGCAATTAAAGGCAGAGATGTAATTTTTAACGAAGATGATTTTCCAGAATATAACGAAACTTTTGAATTTGAAACCTATGTTAAAAGCATGGAAGGTTTTGAAGGAGAAGGTGATTTCTTATCCAAGTTTGGTTTACAAATAAGAGATACATTAACTCTCACAGTTGCGAATAGAACATTTGAAAGACATGTAACTCGAGAGGTTGTTGAACTTACTCGTCCTAGAGAAGGTGATTTAATTTACTTCCCTTTAAACGAAAAGATGTTTGAAATTAAATATGTTGAACATGAAAGCATATTTTATCAAATGGGACAAACACAAGTATATGACATGCAATGTGAATTGATTGAATATGCTAACCAAAGATTTAATACTGGTCGTTCTAACATCGATGATTACTTTGCTGCATATAATACAGACATCGAAGTAGATGCTAATAATGCAACTTTATCTGTACTTGCTGCAACTGATGATAACGCAAGTAACCTCGACTTTGAAATTGAAGCAGACGGTATAATTGATTTCTCAGAAGTAGATCCGTTTAGTGAAAACATATCAATAAGTGATACCTAATGGCAATAGCAAATTATTTTTATAACTCTACGATTCGTAAATATGTTGCTTTATTTGGTACATATTTTAATCAATTAGAAGTTCGTAGAACAAGCACTGATGGTACTTTAGATCAGAGGCAGATAGTACCTATATCTTACGGACCATATCAAAAGATTTTAGCAAGGCTTGATCAAGATCCTACTTTACAAGGTGGAGCAACTCAAGATGCGTTTGGTAAACCAACTGCAGGTCAACCTTATGCTATGACATTACCTCGTATGGCATTTGAGTTAACAAGTTTTACATATGACGCAGAAAGAAAAGTTTCACCAACAAGAAAATTAAGAAAGAAAGTTGTAGATGTAGATAACGGTGGCAGACGATTTGTATATTCAGGAACTCCATATAATATGGGATTCAGTTTATACATCATGGCAAAATACAACGAAGATGCCGTTAAATGTTTAGAACAAATATTACCATTCTTTAATCCTGAGTTTACAAGTACTGTAAATTTAATACCAGGTTTAGAAGCAATAGATGTCCCTCTCATATTAAGTGATGTGACATCAGAAGATTTATACGAAGATGCCTTTACAACAAGAAGAAGTATTTTATATACATTAAACTTTACAATGAAAGGATGGTTCTTCGGTCCTGAGAAGGATAAAGCAGTTATTAAATTTGTTGATACAAGATTGGCAGCTGATACGGCTGCGGATACTCGTTTCGAGGAATTCGTAACAGGACAACCAGGTTCTACAGCAAATAATGTAGCAACCTCCGATATAACACAAACGATAGATTATAGTTTGATTGAGTTTGACGATAACTGGGCTTACATAGGACAAACATCCGATACTGAACCCAGTTAAGAAGGAATTATTATTATGAGAATTGGATTTACATGTAGTAGCTTTGACTTGCTCCACTCCGGACATGTTCAAATGTTGAGAGAAGCAAAATCTCAATGCGATTATTTAATGGTAGGATTACAAATGAATCCTGCACTTGACCGACCTAAAGAAAAGAATCATCCAATCCAAAGTATTGTTGAAAGATATACTCAATTAAAAGCAGTGAGTTATGTTGATGAAATCATTCCTTATAACACTGAACAAGACCTTATAGACATTTTGGAATTATATCATATTGATGTTCGTATCTTAGGTGATGAATATAGAGATAAAGAATTTACAGGTAAAGACATTTGCCGAAAAAGAGATATTGAATTGTTCTTTAATAAAAGAGATCATAGGTTCAGTACATCGGGTTTACGAAAGGCTTGTGCTTGGGTAAACAAGGACGGTGATTGGAAGATGACCGCTGAGGGATAAATAATACTATGAAAGATAAAGATGATAAAATTGCCCAAGTACTTAATATGAGACCTTTAGATGAAGCGGCTGAAGAGCAGCAAGAAGCAATAGATAGATTAAATCCAGAAAAGATGCCTGATCTACCAACCAATTCTTTTTCTACTAACGAAGAAGTCGAACTTGTAGAAAGTGTAGATTCTGTTAAGAATTTACCGCAAGAAAGTGTAGTTGCACCACCTGCTGTTATTGAAAAGAATGCCGCTGAAAATTTAAAAGATATTGAATTGGCAAAGGCAAACATCGAGAATATTATTAATCTTGGTGATGACGCAGTTCGAGAAATGACAGAGATCGCAAAACAATCCGAATCTCCTCGAGCGTTTGAAGTTGTATCTACCTTAATGAAAACATTACTTGATGCAAACAAAGATTATGTTGAAATGTCAACAAAGAAAAGATACGGAAAAGAAGAAGATGTATCAAATCAAACGCAGGTTACGAATAATAATTTAATTGTGTCTACTTCCGATTTACTTAAAATGATTAAAGGCGACGAAGATAAGAAATGAATAATTTCGATAAAGGGTATCTAGGTAACTCCCATCTTAAAAAGATTGGTGAGCAGATAGAATTTACCCCAGAGATGCTTCAGGAATATATGAAGTGTGCTGAAGATCCTGTATACTTCGCCGAAAACTATATTAAAATTGTACATGTTGACCACGGATTAGTTCCAATGGACATGTATGAATACCAAAAAGAAATCACTCAAAAGATTACAAAGTCAAGAAGAGTTGCTGTCCTTACATCAAGACAGGCAGGAAAGACTACGACTGCAGTAGCAGTTATATTGCACTACATCTTGTTTAATGAATTTAAAACCGTAGCTATATTGGCAAACAAGGGAGACGGTGCTCGAGAGGTTTTAGGACGTATTCAGTTAGCTTATGAAGCATTACCTAAATGGATGCAGCAAGGTATTGAGGAATGGAATAAAGGTAACATTACTTTAGAGAACGGTTGTAAAATTTACGCAGGTACAACTACTTCTTCTGCCATTCGTGGTAAATCTATTTCTTTTCTATATCTTGATGAGGTTGCGTTTATTGAAGGATTTGATGAATTCTTTGCTTCAGTATATCCAACGATTTCATCTGGTAAAACTACAAAATTATTAATGACATCTACACCAAACGGATTAAACCATTTTTGGAAAACATGTAAAGGTGCCAAAGAAGGTACAAATGGTTATGAATATGTTGAGGTTATGTGGAACGATGTCCCAGGTCGAGATGAACAATGGAAAGAGGAAACTCTTGAAGCGTTAGATTTTGATAACGAAAAATTTGAACAAGAATACTGTTGTCAGTTCTTAGGTAGCTCAGGTACACTAATAAGCGGTGCCAAACTCAAAGAACTTGCACCTTCTACGCCAATACATGAGGCGGAAAACATAACTCAATATGAAGCACCACAAACGGACCGCTCATATGTTATGGTAGTTGATGTATCAAGAGGTAAGGGTCTTGATTACTCAGCGTTTAATATACTTGATACGACGGAGATGCCTTACAAGCAAGTATGTGTCTTTAAGGATAACACCATAAGTCCAGTAGACTTTGCCTCCGTTATATATAGAATAGGGCTGATGTACAATGAGAGTGCTGTGTTAATTGAAATTAACGATATTGGTGAACAAGTTGCTGATATACTCTTTATGGATTACGGCTATGAAAATCTTCTCTTTACTGAAAACCACGGGAGAGCCGGGAAGCAAGTATCAAATTTTGGAGGGAAGAGATCAGATCATGGAATACGAACAACAAAAAGCGTAAAGTCTAAAGGTTGTTCAATATTGAAACTATTAATTGAACAGAATCAGTTAATACTACAAGATTATAACACAATACAGGAGTTATCACGTTTTAGTAAAAGAGGAAATTCTTACGAAGCAGAATCAGGTCATAATGATGATTTGGTAATGACCTTAGTACTGTTTGCATGGTTATCTGACCAACGATTCTTTAGAGAATTAACAGATATCAATACATTGGCAGCATTAAAAGAAAAAACAGAACAACAGCTTGATGAAGAATTGTTACCTTTCGGGTTTATTGATACAGGAGATCCACAGCCTGATGAGCATGGATGGATTGAATACAGACCTGATAGAGTTTTCTAGATATAGAAACTTTTATAAATAAAACTGTGATAACTATAAATTAGTAAAAAAGATTTAATTAGATAATATTAAAGGAGAATAATATGGCTTTTTCCGTAAGTCCTTCCGTAATTGTTCGAGAGGTGGACGCATCAGCATCGGTACCTGCCATCGCAACACCACCTGCAGCTATTGCTGGCGTGTTTAGATGGGGTCCTGTAGGTGAAGCAGTACTTGTTTCTTCAGAGAACGAATTAGTTAACAGGTTTAGTACACCTAATAAAGATAACTATGAAACATTCTTTGTAGCAGCAGATTACCTTTCATACGCTAACGCATTGTATGTAGCTCGTGTTGACAATGGAGCAGTAACTGCTTCGTCAAGATCTACTACTTATGACGCAAATGGAGATGTTGTCTCCACTCAAACTGGTGCATTTGATGCATTATATCCTGGAGCTCTAGGTAACAGTCTTGAAGTAGCATATGTTAAAGGTTCAGATTACAGCTCAGCCGACATAGCAGCAGAAGATATACCTAACACTAGAATAACAGGAACATCCGAGCAACAAGCGTTAGTTCAAACAATTGCTTTTAACAATACATCATTTGAGTTTGAAATAATTCCAAACGACGAAATTACTTCAGTATCAAGTGGAGATGTAATTACAATTGGTAACGATTCAGTTGGTTACCAAGATATAACTGTTGGGTCTCTAACAAAAACAAATAGAGATGTTAACGGTGACGAAACAGCAAACACAGTATTAATTACTGCTGTTAATCACGCATTTACTTTAGAAACTCCGTACTTGTTACCAGAAACAAAATTAAACGCGCTTTCTATTACAAGAAAATGGGCGTATTCAAATAACTTTGGCAAAGCTCCTGCTACAAATAACTACCATATTGCTGTTATTGACAGTGACGGTGGAATCTCAGGAGAAGCTGGAACAGTATTAGAATTGTACTCTGACGTATCTACTACACCAACAGCAAAATTAGCAAATGGTAAAACAAACTATTACTTCGATATGATTGAACAAGAATCATCTTGGGTTAAAGTTGGCCATGCTAATACATTCGTTCTTGGTACATCTCAATATGAAAGATTGGGTGTTAACGTAGGTGATGCAGTTGGTAATACTTCAGTATCAAGTGTAAACGTTGGAACAGATGGTAGATCAGAATCAACAGCAACACTCGGTGATTTAGCAAGCGGCTACGATTTATTTAAAAATTCAAATGAAATTGATGTTTCATTCGTATTAGGTGGTAAGTCAGATGATAACGGTAATGTAGGAACATACTTAATATCAAATATCGCAGATTACAGAAAAGACGCAATCGCGTTTATCTCGCCTCCTAAATCAAAAGTTGTTGACGAAAGCAAATCAGAAAAGATTCTTTCTAACATCAAAGCTTTCAAAGGTAATTTACCTAGTTCTTCATACTCTGTAGTTGACTCCGGTTACAAATACAGATATGACAGATATAACGATGTATATAGATACACTCCACTTAACGGTGATATCGCAGGTTGTGCTTCAAGAGTTGAACCTTTTGAAAGTCCAGCAGGATTCCGTAAAGGTGTAATTAAGAATGTTGTAAAACTTGCTTTCAATCCTAACAAGGCTCAGAGAGATCAGTTATACGGCGCAGATATAAACCCAGTCATGGCTCAATCAGGAAGAGGAGTTGTCCTATTCGGTGATAAGACAGGATTAGGTGGAAACAGTGCTTTCGATAGTATCAACGTTAGAAGATTGTTCATCGCAGTTGAAAAGGCAATTGCCAATGCTGCTGAATCATTCTTGTTTGAATTGAATGACGAGTTTACTCAAGCTCAGTTCAAAGGAATCGTTGAACCATTCTTAAGAGACATTCAGGGTAAAAGAGGAATTGTTGATTTTAGAGTTGTTTCTGATACAACAGTAAACACACCGTCAGTAATTGACTCAGGTAAGTTCAGAGCTAATATCTTTATTAAGCCTGCACGTTCAATCAATGTGATTGAGTTAACCTTTGTTGCTACAAGATCAGGTGTAGAGTTTGAAGAAATTGTTGGGTCACTAACATAATAAATAATTTTAATAAAGGAGAAAAAGAATGGCATTTAATATTAATGAGTTCAAATCCCAACTAGTTGGTGGCGGCGCTCGTTCCAATCTTTTCCAAGTACAACTTCTTAATCCTGTAGATCCTTCTGCCGATTTTAAGATACCGTTTATGGTTAAAGCCTCAACTTTACCCGCAAGTACAATTACTTCAATTGACAGTGTCAATTACTTTGGCCGACAGGTTAAATACGCAGGAAGTAGAACATTTGCTGAATGGGGAGTAACGGTTATTAACGACGAGGATTTCCTAGTAAGAAATTCAATGGAAGCTTGGATGAATAGTATAGCAACGCATGATACTAATTTAAGAGGATTACCTCAGGATTACAAAACTACTGCGTTGATTACACAATATAGTAAAAATGGTGAAGCATTACGTACTTACAAGTTTGAAGGGTTATTCCCAACAAGTATTGCTGCACAAACTATGGATTGGGATACTGACGGAATACAAACTTTTGATGTAACCTTCTCCTACGATCTATGGATGGTCGAAGGGAAGACTGGCATCCCAACTACATAATATAATATAGGATGATATTTTGAAAATTTTTGGCTTTGATATAAAGAGGGCAGAGGAAGAGACTAATTTACCAGTTTCTTTTGCCGAACCCTCTAATGATGATGGAGCGATTACCGTTGGTAATGCGCTCGGTGGATTTTATAATACGATACTTGATATGGAGGGTTCTGCCAAAACGGAATCCGAACTTATTACAAGATATCGTCACATGGCAATGCAGCCTGAAGTTTCTCAAGCAGTTGATGATATTGTAAACGAAGCTATTAGTGTTGATACGAATGATAGAGTAGTTGATATTTCTTTAGGTGAAACAGATTTATCTGATAAAGTAAAGAAAACAATTATTAAAGAGTTTGATAGTATACTTGCATTATTTGATTTTACAAACAATGCATATGATATGTTTAATAAATTTTACGTTGATGGAAGATTAAACTATCATATTATTATTGACCCTGAAGATGTAAAGAAAGGTGTAATTGAATTAAGATATGTTGATCCTCGTAAACTCAAGTTAATACGAGAAGTTGATAAGAAAGGAAAGGATAAACATTCAGGTATACCTGTTAAGAAAATCAAAAATGAATACTATATGTATTCAGAAAGTGGATTTCAAAATACAGGTACAGGAGCAGGTGGCTCAGCAGGTACATCAGGTGTTAAGGTTGCTAAGGATGCAATCGCAAGAGTAACATCAGGATTGATGAATGAGAATAACAGTTTAGTATTATCTCATTTACATCCAGCAGGAAAGGCTTTAAATCAGCTTAGAATGTTAGAAGATGCTGTTGTAATTTATACATTAACAAGAGCACCAGAAAGAAGAATTTTTTATATTGATGTAGGTAACTTGCCAAAGAATAAGGCAGAGCAATATCTTAGAGATATGATGGCTCGACATAAGAACAAGTTACAGTATAACTCGGAGTCAGGACAGATTACTGATTCTCGTAAAATGCTAACAATGACAGAGGACTTTTGGTTTCCTCGTCGTGGTGGTGAAAGGTCAACTGAAGTTGATACCCTCGCAGGAGGTAATGCACCAGGACTGAGTGGTAACGAAAACTTAGAGTATTTTCAACGTAAATTATATAAGGCGTTGAAAGTACCTTTATCTCGTTTAGAACCAGAAGCCATGGCAACCTTTGGTAGAACATCTGAGATTACTCGTGATGAACTAAAGTTTGGAAAATTTATTAGAAGGATACGTACACGTTTTTCATGGGTATTTAATACTGTACTTGAAAAACAATTAGTACTAAAAGGTATATTAACACCTGAAGAGTTTAACGAAATTAGAAATGATATTCGTTATGACTTTGTTAAGGATAATTACTTTGAAGAATTAAAGGAAGCTGAAATACTGAGAGAACGATTGAATACTCTTAGAGATATATCAGATTATACTGGTAAGTATTTCTCTCATCAGTGGATTACAGCCAATGTTCTACAAATGACAGAAGAACAGGCGGATGAAATGGAAGAACAAATTGCTGATGAAAAATCGCAAGGCGGTCATCCGGAAGACGATCCTTTTTAAAATATAAATAAAAGTATAGAGTAAATTAAATTAGGGACTAAACATGAAAAATTTTAAAGATCTAGTTTCAGAAGTTGCCCAGCCGCAATCACCTGAGGAAAGACGCTTTAAGGACCAACATACAATTGAGGTAATTCCTCATCCTGTTGCTCCTGATCACGTCTTTACAGGAGAAATACCTGGTTTAGGCGATGGCAGCAGAAAAGCTGATAAAACAGATTCAGAAGCTGATTACGATAAAGCGTATAAAACTAAAGTAGACAACACATTACCTCAACGTGCAGGCGCAGGTAAACAAGTTGCTGAAGAAAAGAAATCAATTACTGAAATTCTTGGAGTCAACAAAAAGAAAAAGGATGACGAAAAGAAAGATGACGAATCAATGGAAGAAAAGGTAACTTGTCCGAAGTGTGAAGGCAAAGGTTGCGACCATTGTGACGGTAATGGTTACCATATTAAAGAAGGTGGTTGTTCAGATAGTACGCTTAAAGCAGAAAAGAAACCTGTTAAGAAAGCAACAACAAAAGAAGATAAAGTTGATGCAGGTGATAACAAGGATTCTTTGGAGCCTGAAGCAAAGCCAATTAAAAAGCCAAAGGTATCTCCAACATCTGTTTCAATTAAAGATTCAAATGGTAAAACAATTTCATTAACGTTCAAAGAAATGTTAGATAAGGTTTCCACAGAGGAAGAATTGCTTGAGAGTCCCCAACAAGAAATTCCAATGATGATGAAACAGTTAAACTTTATTTGTTACGCTGCTCAAGAAATTGAAGAACATTTACAAGAAGGACAAGATCCTGAAGAATGGTGGCAGAATAAATTAGCTGAAGTATTTTCAAACGTTAAATCATTATATGCATATAGCAAAGGTGATGCAATGGTAAGTGGTCGTCCATTAGGAGCTGCTAAGATACTTGCTAAGGCTGCTTACGGTGAATCAATTGAAGCAGGATCATTTGAACTACAAAACAAAACTTCGGTTGAAATATCAGAAGAAGATGCTGATTTATTAAATAGAATGTTCGAAGAATTAACAGAAACGAATTCAAAGGATATGTACGGTGTAATGGTTGCTGACGAAGCAGGCTTTAACGAAATCCTTGATTTTGCTAAGGAGAACTTATCATGAATTTAATTACAGAATATAGAGAAGATTCCGTAGAGGTAATTACAGAAGCCAAGGAAGACGGCAAAAAGAATTACTTTATTGAAGGTATCTTCATGCAAGGCGATATTAAAAATCGCAATGGAAGAATTTATCCAAGCGCAACTTTAGAGAACGAGATGGGTCGTTATCAAAAAGAGTTTATTGAAACTAAACGTGCTCTTGGAGAACTAGGTCACCCTGATGGTCCACAAATCAACGGGGATCGCGTTTCGCATTTAATTACTGAAATGAGACGCGACGGCAACGATTTTTATGGTAAGGCTAAAATCTTATCAACACCTATGGGGGAAATCGTCAAGAGCCTATTAGACGAAGGAGTAAAGATCGGGGTTTCGACTCGCGGTCTTGGTTCGGTCAAGGCAGGTAGGAACGGAGTTATGGAAGTTCAAAAAGATTTCCATCTTTCTACTGTTGATATTGTTACTGACCCTTCAGCACCAAATGCGTTCGTAAATGGTATCATGGAGAACGTAGAGTACTACTACGATATAGCTTCTGGAAATTGGAGAGCAACTCAAGCAATTGAAAATATCCAAGAAGAAGTTGAGAAAAAAATCAATCGCGTAGTAAGAACAATTGATGAAGAGACGGCAACAAGAATGTTTAAAACATTCGTCCAATCTTTGAGAAACTAAATTTTTATAAATAAATAAAGTAAAGTTTATTATAAAGAATATTTGTAGATTTAAACAAATTTTAAAGGAGAAAATAAATGGAAAACGTAGAAGAAAAATTCGTTTCCGATGATGGCATCTCAGAAGTACCTGCTGCTGTAACACCTGAAGGTGGAGAAGGTAAAAAGGACAAACTGAAGAAGACCACTACCGACGAGCCAAAAGGCGCAGTTGATCCAAAGAAAGTAATTCCTGGTCAAGCTGATGCTGGTAAGCCTGTTCCTACTGCTGAAGATACAGAAGTTGATGCTGAAGTTGAAACAGTAGAAGAAGTAGTTGTAGAATCTTCAATTGAGTCAATCATTGAAGGTGAAGATCTATCAGAAGAATTCAAAGGCAAGATCAGTCTTGTATTTGAAGCCGCATTAAACGAAGAAGTAAACAAAAGAACTGAAACAATTCGCGAAGAATTAACAAAATCTTTAGATGAAGCATTAGAAGAAGCAGTAACTGAGAAATTAGATACTATTACTGAAAATGTTGATAAGTATTTAGATTACGTTGTATCTGAGTGGATGTCAGAAAATGAAATCGCAATCGAATCCGGAATTAAGGTTGAGATGGCGGAATCATTAATGTCAGGTCTTAAGAACTTATTCGTAGAACATAACGTTACTGTTTCAGAAGAAACTGTTGATGTTGTGGAAAACTTAGAAACAACAGTATCTGAGTTGGAAGGGAAAGCCAATGATCTAGTAAACGAGAATATCGAATTACAAAAGACTATTGCCACTTTCAAAGCAGAACAAAAATTTGACGAACTTGCAGAAGGTTTATCTGTTAATCAGGTAGAGCGTTTGAAAGTATTGTCTGAAAAGCTTGATGTGGAAGATACCGATGCATACGCAGAGAATCTTTCAGTAATTAAGGAATCATTCTTCAGTGATAAGCCTATTGTTGAAAACAAGGACGTTCAGGAAGAGAATGATGAAATTATTCTAGAGGAACAGGAAGTAACTAAACCATCTTCTGATTACACCTCTATTAATGCTCTAGTTGAAGCTTTCAACACTAAGAAGTAATTAGAATAATTAATTTGGTTTTTAAATTAAATTTTAATTTTAAATAAGGAGATCCATAATGGATAACTATACAAGACTAGTGGAAAAGTGGGAGCCTATCTTAGCGCACGAATCTTTTTCACCAATTAACGATAATCACAGGAAAGCAGTTACAGCTACTATCCTGGAAAATACAGAACGTGCTTTAGCAGAAACTGGTGACTTATCGGCTAATATGACTTCATTGCTTTCAGAAGCACCTGCTAACGACGCCGGAACTGGCGGATTTGGTGGTGGTTCAACTGCAGGCGGTCCTACAGCTGGTTACGATCCAATTCTTATCTCATTGGTAAGACGTGCTGTTCCTAACTTAATCGCATACGACATCTGTGGTGTTCAGCCTATGACTGGTCCTACAGGACTTATCTTCGCAATGCGTGCAAAGTATGGTTCACAAGCAGGCGGCGAAGCAATGTTTAACGAAGCTGACACTGATTTTGCTGGTGACGGAACTCATGCAAATACTTTACCTGGTGGTTCTGTAACTACTGGTACTGGTATGGGTACAACTGAAGCTGAAGCATTAGG